TAGGAAAGGAGATAAGCCATTCATGCCTAGAATGAAAGGAACGCCAGTCCATGTTAAATCAGCATTGAACTATAACGACATGTTACGACACCTAGGAATTGATAAACGATATCAAGGAATGATAAACGGCGAAAAGATCAAATGGACATATCTTAAAACAAATGCAATGGGATTGGATACAATGGCATTGAAAGGATTTGAAGATCCAGAACCTATAGATAAATTTGTTACAGAATATATCGATTACGAAAAGGTATTTAATTCAGCATTTGCAAATAAGTTAGGAGATTTTTATAGTGCAATGAACTGGGGATCAATTCCAAAAAATAATAATTTAGGTAAATTTTTCTCATTTTAAATTTGGTTAATTGAAAAAAAGTTATTATATTAAAACAAAATAAAAAGAAATATGTACGGAAAAAGTTATTGGTATGGTAAAGAAGTAGAAGGCAGATTGTCTGATATTGAAACCGTATTTGTAAGAGGCCAAGTGCCAAAAAATTATGAAGAGTATCCTCATATCTATTTTACGATTGAATACATTGAAATGTGTTGTGTTCATAACAATTGGAAAGATATTCATGATATTCTTGAAACAAAGCAATTTGTAACAATAGAAGCTAATGCAAAGACATTTGAAAAGATTCCTATGTCGGTGTTTAATAGAGCTCATATCATTTATCGAATTGCCGATCCTAACGTTGAAAGATTAAAAAATACTGATACATTATCAATCGATGCTGGTTGGTATAGAGTACATCAGATAACCAAATGTCATTTAATGGACATTAATCCAGATGACTATAAATTTGATAGAAACGAAGAATGAAAAGAAGATTATTTTATTTTGGGTTAGAACCCTTAAAGGCTCGTTATACATATCAATTATGTAAAGAATGGATGCCAGCTACATTTGAAGATTACAAAGATCAAATTCAATTTGTAGAAGTAGATGGAGAGTTCGATCCAGATCAAGAAATTAAAGTAGGCGCAGTATTGGATGCCATCGGTAGAGGTAAATATAGTTTAACTCAATGTCAGACATTTTTAAAACATATCTATGATGGTAACGTGAGAAATGGTGATATTATCTTTTTGCAAGACTATTGGACACCAGGTTTAGATGCAATTTGGTATGCATTAGATTTATATGGCATTGATGTGAAAGTGTATGGCATGTTACATGCACAATCCGTAGATGAATATGATTTCACATATGCAATGAAAGATTGGATGCGTCCATATGAATTAGGTTTAGATAAAAGAATGACTGGTATATTTGTCGGTTCATCTATTCATAAAGAACAATTGAGAGCGGCTGGATTCAAAGCTCCAATACATGTTGTATCATTGCCAATCCATAAAGAAGCGACATTGGCTAAATTACCAAAAGGTGATTATAAAAAGCGTAATACAATTGTCTATTCATCTAGATTAGATAAAGAAAAGAATCCATTCTTTATGATGGAGGTCGCCAGAGAATTTCTTCGATGGAATCCAGAATTTGAATGGCATGTAACTACATCAGGCAAAGAGTTCCGATCGATGTTGCCAGGTGTTATAGATGCATTATATGCTTTAGCAAAAGAAGAGCCTAGATTCAAATTAATGAAAGGACTTACAAAACAAGAATATTATACAGAATTAGCTACATGTCGTATTCAATTCAATTCATCGTTACAAGATTATGTGTCATGGACTGTAATAGAAGCTACTGCATTTGGTGCTGATATTGTATATCCAAAATTCAGATCATTTCCAGAGTTTGTAGATGAGGATAGAATGTATAAACCATTTGATGTACGAGATGCAATAGCAACAATTGAAAGTGCATTAAGCCTACCTAGGAGTCATTACGATATAGTTGATACATCAGATTTAGGAAGACGAATGGAAGGATATATCATTGCAAATGACTTTGATAAAGAACTATGTGTATGGCATGAAAAAGAATATTGCCAATCATTATTAGATAAACAAACTGTTGATAGACAATTGGAATTAGTATTATGAAAGATTTAATTTATTACCCGTCATTATCTGCAGGTGGCTGTGCCGGCGACTTCAAAAAGAATAAAGAAGTTAAGCCTGGATTGTCATGCAGATTTTATTCAAAAGAATTTCCAGAAAGGTGGAGACATCCTTATTTCCTAATTACAGCAGGTCACCATTACAAATGGATGGATGCAAGAGATCGTTATGGATTAGATGAAGATGTATTGGTATTAGGAGATTCCGGAGGATTCCAGTTAGCAACAGGTGCAATTAAATGGGACCCAACCTTTAAGAAAACAATTTTCGATTGGCTAGAAGCAAATTGTGATTTAGGAGTTAATTTGGATATCCCACCTAGAGCTAAATACGATGGTAAGTTCTATGAGTGTATGGATATTAGTTATGATAACTTCAAATATTTTGCAGATAATCAAACTGGTAAATGCAAATTCTTAAATGTAATTCAAGGTAACAATGTCGATGAATATGAGGCATGGTATCAGAAAATGAAAGACTTTGAATTTAATGGTTGGTGTATTGGAGGTGCTCAAAAACGTGTGAGTATGTTTATGTCTGCATTAGCTCCAATGCTTAAGAACAGAGAATTTGAAAAAGAACGTAATCAATATGTACATGTATTAGGAATCTCAAAGATATCAGATTTCTTTATGTTAAGTTTCTTTCAAAAGATGCTAAACAAATACCATGGCGGTAGAATACAAGTATCAACAGATTCAAGTTCGCCAGGACTATATCCAGTATATGGAACATATCTGCATTCGCCTCAGTTAAGTAAAATGACGTTTACAGATCTTTATTTTCCAAAAGGAGAAGATCTTCCATATAACGCAGAAGATTTGGTACCTAATCCATTAGGCCATCCTGTATCAGAAGGATTTACATTTGGTGATGTATCAAATTACAAAGGCGATGTAACAATGAAAATGACATTGAACAATTTGTTTGTATTCAATGAAACAGTTAAACAAGTTGAGGAGATAGTAAAATGTCATAACGAATTATTGCAAACGGTGGTTCCAAGAGATTTCTATTCCATTCTAATGAGTATGGAGGAGATGTTTAAGAATCCTGATAATGCAGTAAACATATATGAACAAAATAGTCAGTTGTATGACAAGTTCGGTGGAGGCACCAGAGACCTAGTAAATAATCAAGTAATATCACAATTTTTTGAAATAGGATAAAAATGAAAAAAGCAGAGTTAGTAAATTTTATTAATCGTTATTATCTAGCAGGTGCTACAACATCTGTTAAATGGAAATCAAACGATGGAGCTGTAATGACAGATTTCATTACAGATGATCAGAATGTTATCGGATCGGTAAGAGCCAATTTAGATTTAGGTTCAAATGAATTAGGAGTATATGCAACTCCAACCTTAACAAAAATGTTATCGGCAGTAGGTGATGATATCAATGTTAAAGTAAACAATATTGATACAAAATCAGTAAGTATTGATATTGATGATAAAGATGTTGATATGAAATTCATGTTAGCCGATCTATCAGTTATCAGACAAGTGCCTGAACTAAAGCAACTTCCTGATTGGAATGTTAAACTTACATTGAGCAAAGAGTTCACTGCCAAGTTTATCAAAGCAAAAAATGCAATTCCAGATGCAGAAAATTTTGGAGTTGAATGTAAAAGTGGTAATGCTGAGATCATTATGAATTATTCATCGATCAATACAAATCGAATCAAATTTTCAATTCCATGTGATAATGAAAATTGTGCAGATATGTCAACGGTATGTTTCTCATCTAACTTGTTCAAAGAAATTTTGCAAGCCAATAAAGATGCAGAGACGGCTACATTAGAAGTATCAGCTGCAGGTTTAGCTAGAGCGGTATTTACATCTCAGTCATATACATCAACATATTATTTAGTTCAATTACAAACTGCATAAGATGATAGTAGGATTCAAAAAATTATCTCCTAATGCAGTTACACCGACATATGCAAAAGACGGTGATGCAGGATTAGATATCTCGGCAATAACTTATACAATTAATAAAGAACATAGCTTTATTGAATATCATACCGGTTTGGCATTTGAAATACCAAAGGGATATGTTGGATTGTTATTTCCGAGATCATCTGTATCTAAAACAGATCTTCGTTTAGCTAATGCGGTAGGTGTTGTTGATTCTGGCTATAGAGGAGAGATAACATTTAGATATAAGTTTGAAAAAGGAACGTACTTTGCATCGTTAAAACGATTTGAAGCAGGAGATAGAATTGGTCAATTATTAATACTACCTTATCCAGAAATTCAATTAAATGAACATTCTGAATTATCAGATTCAGAAAGAGGTGAAGGTGGTTATGGTTCAACAGGTAAATAAAAAATATGTTTGGTAAAGTTCCGGCCAAAGTTCCGTTCTGTCATATTTATAATAAAGGAGATAGAATGATTATATATTGCGCTCGTAACATTGACAATGATAAAATGTATATAGGTAAAACTACCAGACAGCTTGAAGTTAGAAGACAAGATCATTATGAATCTACTAATAATGGATCGGAAACTCATTTTCATAGAGCTTTACGTCAACACGATTTTGAATGGACTATACTGGAACATGTTGAGAAGAATATCA